AGAATTTAACACACCGCTGACGGGAAGTCGGCACAACCAGACGGGAAGTCACCATGGAAATCGACGTAACAGACGCCACAACCCTGCCGGAATGGCTGCAAGGCCACGTCAAGGACGGCAAGCTAAACCTAGGCGCGCTTGCTGCACCGGAGGACGTGACGGGCCTTAAAACCGCCCTATCCAAAGAGCGCGGCAATGCGGCGGCATGGGCCAAATATGGCACGCCAGCCGAGATGGACGCCAAGATTGCCGAACTCACCGAAAAGGCCAAAGGCACCGGCAAGGGCGCGGATGACGCGCAGGCCAAGTTGGACGCAATGAAGGCGGATTACGAGGGCAAGCTGTCCGACGCGCAGACGCGAATCAGCAAAATGCACCAGCGCGGGGCGGCTTCTGACCTCAAGGCGGAACTCGCAAAAGCCGGGTTTATTGCCGAGGCTATTGACGACGTGGCAAATTCGTCTATGATGCGTATTCAGTTCCATGAGGACGGGTCTGCAAAGATCATGACCTCAGACGGAAAACCGATGATTGGCTCAGGCGCGGATCACGGGGCGACCTTAGCCGATCTGGCGAAGGAGCTTGCAGCATCCAAGCCATACGCGGTTCGGGATGCAGGCAAGGGCGGCGGCGGGAAGCCAGCCGGATCGACGGGCGGGAAGCCAAACCAACTCACAATCACACGCGCGCAGTTTGACGCATTGTCACACCCGGCCCGCGCGGCTCATGCAAAATCTGGTGGCGACGTTGTTGACTAAGCCCCACAAAAGGATACATCGCCCATGGCAAACGTTCTCACAAGCCTTGCAAGTGACCTCTACCGAGCTGCCGAAATTGTCGGCCAGACTGCGGTTGGGTTCATTCCATCCGTAACGGTAAACGCTGGTTCGCAAGCCGCCGCTCAAGGCGTGACTGTTCGTTCCTACACGACCGTTGAGGGAACTATCAACACCAGCGTTACCCCGTCGATGACGATTCCCGAAGGCGACGACAACACCGTTGGCAATCGGACCATGACGCTGAATAAGGAGATCAACGCAAAGATTCCATTCACTGGCGAGGATCAACTTTTCCTAGAGCAAGGCGCGGGGTTCCAGACCATCTATGGCGCGCTGCTGGTTCGCAAGATGAACGGCATGGTTCGCCAGATTGAATCGGATATCGCAACCGAGGCTTATCTGCATGCCTCCCGAGCCGTCGGGACCTCTGGCACAAACCCATTCGCAACGAACTTCGACATCATCGCCGAGGCTCGTCAGGTCATCTTTGACAACTCCATGCCGGTTGATGATGGCCAACTGTCTATCGTCGTGAACTCGATTGCAGGCACCAAGCTTCGCCAGCAGGCGCAACTGCAAAAGGCCAATGAGGCAGGCGGAACTGACATGCTGCGCCAAGGCACGCTGCTGGATTTGCAGGGCTTTATGTTGAAGGAATCGGCTGGCGTTCAAACTCACGTCAAGGGCACCGCAACCGGAGTGCTGGTTAATGGCGCACTGGCAGTCGGCGCAACAGCCATTGCGTTCGACGGCGCAACTGCTGGCGCAACCGGCATCAAGGCTGGCGACGTTGTGACCTTCGCTGGTGACACGGTGAACAAGTATGTGGTTGAGGTTGGGCAGGCATCCGGCGCATCTGGCACGTTCACGATCCAAGCGCCAGGCCTTCGTGTCGCAATCGCAGACAATGCGGCGGTAACTATCCTCAACGCCTACACCGCCAACGTCGGCTTCCACCGTTCGGCTATTGAGTTGGCCATTCGCCCGATGGCATCCCCTATGGCATCGGCGGCACAAGAGCAGATGATTATTCAAGACCCCAATTCGGGCTTGGCCTTCACTGTTGAGGTATACGGTGGATACAAGAAAGCCATGGTGGACATCACCGCGATCTACGGCGTCAAGGCATGGCAGCCAGACGCTATAGTCACGGTTCTGGGCTAATCTTTGCAGAGGGGCGGGCCGCGGTTCGCCCCTTCACTAAGGTTAGTTAGAGGCACGCATGGCACTTGATACCACCATCGGCGGCACGCAATCCGACAGCTACGGCACGCTGGCGGCGTATGAGGCGTATGCCCTGGCCATGGGGTGGACGCTTGCGGACACAGACGCGGCCAATGAAATCAACCTGCGACGCGCGGCGACTGTGATCGACCGCAAGAATGAGTTTTTCGGACTTAAGCAATACCAGTTTCAGGCGCGATCATGGCCCCGGTTGGTTCGCGGGCTGTTCAACGATTGGCCGATTGATCCCGACACGATCCCGATCGACATCATCAATGCGCAATTCGAAGTGGCGTATATTCTTCAAGGCGGGCTGGATCCGTTTGCCACGATTGAGACAAGCGCCACATCGGAAAGCATCAAGGTCGGGCCGATCACGATTGCGGGCAGTAACCTGCCAACGTCACCCGCGCGCATTGTTGCGGTTGAGGGGCTGTTGCGCGCATACGTTCGCGGCGGCCAAGGTCTTATCAACATGAGGCGCGGGTGATGACCACAATTCGCGCCCAAGTCACCGCCGCATTCGACACGCTGGTTGCCAAGCAGCCGGACGCGGTGCAGACGGGCAGCGTCCAGCGCACCACGCGCGCAGGTGGCGGGCCTAGTGACCCCACAGGCGGAACTGTAACAACCGCCACCACGGCGGCAAGAATGGCCGTGTTTGAAATCGCAGAACGCCGCATTGACGGAACCAACATCCTGGCAGGTGACTTTCAGGTCATTATCGAGCCAATCGGAATTGAGGTCACGCTAGAGGATAAGATCATCTGCGACCGTGGCACGCTGACAATCGCCAAGCTGGGCCGCGTTGCATCGGGTGGCGTGACTGCCCTCTATGACGCGGTAGGGCGGCGCTGATGGGTAGCTTTGCAGATCAGATGAAGGCATGGGAGCGCAAGGCCGAGCGCAAGATGGACTTGGCTGTGCGCAAGATCGCTTTGGAAATGTTCCGCCGCATCATCCTGAAAAGCCCCGTGCTGTCTGGCCGGTTTCGCGGCAACTGGCAACTTGCAATCGGTTCTGTGCCAGAAGGCACGCTGGAACTTGACGACAAGACTGGCACCGCAACGATTGCAAAGGGCGCGGCGACTGCCATGGGGTTCAATGCTGGCGAAACGATATTCTTTGCGAACAACCTGCCATATGCGCGGCGATTAGAAGAAGGGTATTCGCAGCAGGCACCCAACGGAATGGTCGCGCTGACTATCCAAGAGTTTCAATCCGTGGTGTCGCGCATCGGCATAGAATTGAGCATCCAATGAGCGCCGAGGCTGATATCCATGTGGCACTGATGGCACGCGCCGAGGTAATGGCTACCGCGCTTTCCTATCCCGTGCTATGGCCGCAAAAGGGCGGCGACAATCCAACGGGCGAGCATATCAAAATTGCGCATTTGCCAAACGATAACGAGCCTGCCGAACTGTCGAGTAATGTCATGCGGCGGCAAGGGTTTCTTGTGATAACGCTGGTGTCACCGCTTGGCGTTTATGAGGCGGTCACAAAGGCAAAGGCGGGGCTTATTGCGGCGTTCTTCTACCGCGCCTTGCGCCTGACTGTGAACACGACAACTTTAACAATCAACGGCCATTCGGTGCGGACCGGACGGCAGGAAGGGCAGCGATGGGAAACTCCGATCTTCGTAAGCTACCAGGCAACCGCGTGAAAAAAGACGCGCGCGTGTCTCTGACAAACACGAACAAGGCAAACGGGACCATCGGCGCGATTGCCACCCCGCTTGAATCTGACGCCGCGCAATGGCTTGCAAGAGGCTGGACGCGCAATCTGCCGGAAACAACTGAAACGCTGACCCCAAAGGACAACACACATGACTAACTTCATCGGCCAAACCCTGTTTGTCGCGGAATCGCTTCCGACCGCAAACACCGCCGCAGCATTTGCCGCCCTGACTTGGGTTCGCGTTAATGGCGAGTTGGATTTGTTCCAGCTTGGCGTCACGCATTCCATGATCGAAATTCCGGCGTTGTCCGGATTTACGAAGGCGGACAAGGGCGCAGGCACCGGCAGCGAAAGCACCGCGACCTTCGAGGAAGTGCCATCAGACGCTGGCCAAGAGGATATCAAGAACGCCGCTGATGGCGATTCGGGCATCCTGTCGGTCAAGATCGTGGACGGTTCCGGGACAGACAACGCACCAGTTGCAGGTGATCCGGTCAAGTATGCGCAAGGCATCGCGCATAGCCATGTGCCGAACCAACCCACCAACGCGAATTTCCAAGGCTTTTCGATCAGCTTCCGGCAAAACGCGCCAACGATTGTGGCGACTGAGCCATCCTAATCCTGCTTAGACGCAGGCTAGGGGCGCGCGTGGAGGTGGTTGGCCACCGCGCCCCGTTATCAACCGCAACCGAAGGATTTGACCATGGATATGAACACCCGAAATTCCCGCCAGAAACAAGAGGACGGCGTTTTTGTGC